GATCACAGCGCCGTCGGCGAGGATCCAAACGTCGCGGCCCTCGAGGTGAGAAAGGCCGGTGTTGAAGGTCTGCCTTGGCGCGCCGGCGTAGCTCACCCCCCAATCGACGAAGAACGCGCTCTTGAGCTTCTCGAGCTGCTCGGCCTCGGTGGCGTCGTCGTCCTCATCCCACCAATCGGCGAGCTGCAGCACCGCCTTGCGATCGCCGAGCTCGGCCAGGATCCAGAGCTCGTCCCGCTCGCCGTCGTCCGACGGGATCGAGCAGCCGGCGAGCGCCTTGCCGGCGCCAAGCTGCACGCGGGAAAAGCCTTTGATCGCCTGATCCGAGTTGTGCGGGTGAGCAACCAGCACGCCGTCACCGCGCCCGCCCCAAAGCATTTCCTCGGGCTCTTGCTGAAAGGTGAGCCAGCGGATCCCCGAGCGGGTGATATGCCGGGAATAGACATTGAGGTTCGGGCCGGCGAACCGCTCTTGTTGATAGCCGAACGCGGCTTCCCGGATCTTGCGGGCGCCGCGTTGCACAAAGATCAGGGCCGTTGCGATCGGGACCGGCCAGGCCGTTGCCGAGCCATAGCCCGACTGAGGATCGGCCCGCAGATTGTCGCTTGAAAGGCCGTCGGCCCGGTTCAGCTGGCTTACGACCACTTCGTTACGGGCACAGCCGAGGAGCAGATATTCCTTGTCAGGATGAACCCAAAGCGGCGGATCGCTCATGCCGAGCGTCTTGCGAAACGCCATATCCGGGGTGAACTGGCCCGAGCTCGTGAGCGGCGCGAAGTTGAAATAGTCGCCCGCAACCGAGGCGATCATATCGGTGTCCTTGAAGAACACGAGCCGTTGGTTCCAGACGCAAACAAGGTGCGGCCAGCCTTCGGCATTGGAGAAGCAGCCATGCGCCCACCGGAAAGTTGCCGTTGTTTCAGGCAGGCGCCGCGTGACGCGCATCTTGACTTGTGTTGGGCTAATGAACTCGGTGATTACGCCCATGCCGAAGCGGTCATATTCATAGCGCCATTTGGCGCCGCAAAAGTTGTCCGTATTGTCGCCGAGGATCTCGCTGGCCGAGCCGTCCCACTCGTCGCCTTCGATATGCGTCGGCTGAATGGTGCCGGTATGGATCTTGCCGCCGGCGACCTTCTCGACGAGCGAATAAACCTTGCCGTCGCTGCGGCGCTTTTCGCCGATCCCGATTCCCTCGAGCCGCACTTGCGGCTCCCACGCCTTGATTTGCTGAAAGTCGCGCGTTTCAAACATGAACGGCGCGCCTCGGTGCCCGACCTGAAAGATCGGGCGGTTGGCGATGATCGTGACCTCGGAATCAACAAGGCCGGTGCCGGTCCAGAATATCGTGCTCGCCTTGTCGGCGTTCCAATCCTTGAACGGGCCGTTGCGAAGCGGGAGATAGGAGAAGCGGAAGCTCTCGGCTCCAACGCGATCGATCGACGCCGGCGGCGCCGACGGGTGCGCGCAATATAGCCGATCAAAGCTCTGCCACATGGAGATACGGGGAGCGGCCGAAGCCGCCCAAGGCGTCGGGATCTCGAGCGGCAGGCCATTGACCTCGATCTGAGCGCCGTTCGTGTAGAAGCGAACGCGCTGCTCGAGCCACTCGAGCACATAAGCTTGGCGGGTGTTGAACACGAACGGCGAAAGCCAGGACGAGGAGGAGGCCGCCGGCTTGATGTAGCGAAAGCCGGGGCGCTTCATCGCCGGGCCTTCCACCGTGGCGACAAAGTTGAGCATCTTCGCGACGGCGCGATCCCAAATGCCGTCAAGGTCCGAGCGGCCTTCCATCCGACGGCTGATCTCGCCGCCGTTGAAGCTATAGATCGGCGTGCGGCCCTTCACTTTTTGGGGTGCCCTTCGCCGAAGTAGCTCGAGCAAGTCGCGTGCCGCGCGCGCGACCAATCACTCGGCGGGTTGCGCCGGAAAGGCTTGGTCCGCGCATTGGCCTTTTTCGCCTTGCGGAGCGCCAGCTGATAGGCTTCGTCGGCGAGGCGCTTGCGGCTCGTCTTGGCCGACAAGCTATCGGAGATCTGCCACGCAAGCCGAAAGGTGAACGCCTCGGCAAAGCCCGGCGACCAGCGCACGGGATCGGCCGTCTCGGGGCGGTTGGCGACGTAGCGGATTGTGATCGGCCCGGCGTGCTCGACGATCAGCTCGGATCCGTTCGGCCCGGCCTCGATCTGAAACTCGTTGTCATCGTCGTAAAGGTTCGGCTCGACGATCTCGGCCAGCGTGACCAGCTCGGCAGGCAGCGGATAGGCGCTGCGCCCGGCGGCGATCGGCCAATCAGGGTTAGGAGCTCGGGCGGCGAGCTCGACGGTGCGGCAGGCGAAGCTCCAATGAGCGGCGGCCAGCACAAAGATCCGGGTGTTATCCCATGCGCGCTTGATGATCCGAGCGGGGCGGCTGTCCTCCTCGAGATCGCTTATGCGATCATCCTCGCCGAGGTGCTGCAGGGCCAAGTTGCCGAGGCCGACCTTATCGAACATTCCTTCATCCCCCCGGATTGGAAAAGTGAGCCGGCCCCCCCGCCGATTTCAGCGGCTCCGGCTCACTCCCCCGCCGCCAGCCATGCGCGAACTGGCGGCAAGCAGTAGGGCGGAGCCTCGAAAGGCCCCGCCCTGGCGGCTTATTCCTTACAAAGGATGTAGCCGCAGCGGTTCTGATCGGTGCGCGAACAGACGAGATCCGTCCGCGAATAGACCTGATAACCGAAGTGCCGTTCGTCGGCCTCGGCGACGCGGGAGAACATTTCCTCCCAGATCGCCGCAACCATACCGTCCGCGGTGAAGAACGGGATCTTGCGGGTGGTGGTGCCGGCATCGAAGGTCAGCGCGCCAGCGGTCCCGAGCAACGGGTTGCCGAGCTCCATCTCGATGATGTTGAAACCGGCGATCGAGAGGAGGTGCTTGCCGTCGGCCGACCACATCGGCTTCACGGCAGTAGCGAAGTCGTTGTTGATCGCCTTCGCGTCGGCCTGCAGCTGCTCCACCTGCAGCGACGTGAGCACGACATAGAACGCCTGGCTCATATCGACGAAGTTGCGAGCAAGGATCCGGCGGGCGCGCCACAGCTTCGCGACGTTCATACCGGACTCGGCCGCCGCAACGTCGGGACCGCGATAGTTGACGGGAACGATGTTCGCCGCCGGGAAGGCATTGAGCGTCGTTCCGCTCTTGCCGGTGATCATGTCGCCGAAGAAGCCGTAGAGCCATGCCATGTCCCTCGCGCGTGCGATGGTGCCCGCATGGGCCATCGTCTCGGAGCCCTTCAGATCGACCGAGGTAAGGAGCTTGTCCTCGGTGTCCTGATAGGTGGACAGGTAATAGGGATCGTCCTTGGCGACCCAGATCCCGTCATAGCCCGTGGTGTCCTGCTGGTGGACCTCACCGCGCGCCGCCTTACGACGGGGCTGGTGATTGCTCACGAGATTGTCGAGCTTGGTCTTTTCGGCGCCGGCGACGTCACGCTTGATCGCCGTCGGGTAGAGATGGGACTTCTGCTGATTGAGCTCGAGGCGAAGGTTGCTCTGAAAGCGAACCTCAGCCGTGAAAGAAACGTCACCCATAACGGGCCTCCTGAAATCAGGATCGAGACCGCCGGGAGTGCGCTTCCTTGGAGCGCCGGTCAGATCCGGGAAATCGGAAAGCCGACCGGCTTGGCGGCCATAAGGCCGGGCCGTTCTACCGTTTGCGGCACGGTTCGCCGGGTGATCCCCCCACCAAGGCCGGGGCGGCGGGTGCCGCTTGGCCGGTTCGTTCCAAATCCCCCCCGGGAAAGAACAGGGCCGACAATCTCGCGATCGCCGGCCCCCGTCAATATCCAAATTGCGAGCAGTTAGGCGGTGATATGCTTAACCGCCCACATGACCGCTTCCTCGGTCTTGGTCTTGGCGATCGAGAGCTCGCGAGAGCTCCCGGCGGCCGAGATCAGATCGAGGAGCTCGGCGCCCTTGTCCTTGATTGCCGCCATGCGCGCCTTTTCCTCGTTGGTAAGAACACGATGACCGGGATCCGGCTTGCTGCTCGGGCCGGCGAGCTCGTTGATGACAGCGCCGATTCCGGCCTGATCGTTGGCATCGTTCATTTTCGTTCCCTTTCTGGCGTCTTAGCGCCGGTTCTTGGTCTGTTGGCGGAACCCGGCAACCGCCTCGGTGAGCCGGTTATAGCGGCTCGTCGTCGTCGGATCCTTGGCCTGCAGCTTCTCGTAAGTCGTGGGGTCGGCAATCAGCTTGTCGAGCTGCCCTTGCGCGTCCTCGAGGCTGGCGACGCCGAACTTGCGAGACGGATCATTGTTGCCCGCGAAGAAATCTTCGCCGGCGAGCGCGCCGATCTTGGCGAACAGGGCAAGGGTCTTACCGCCGCCATACTCGCGCTGAATCGCCTGCACGTCCTTGGCCGAAAGGCCGACGATCGAGCAGCCGCGCTTGAACTCCTCGATCTTCGCGGCTTCCTCGGCGCCCCACTCCTTGCGCTGCGCGGTAACTTCCGCGTCGGTGCGGGAAACCTCGGCCTTTGCGTCCTCGAGCTGCTTGGCGAGAAAGACGTCGCCGAACTCCTTGAAAGCCGCCGCCGGGATATTGTGCTTGTGGGCAACCGCCTTGAAGGGCTCGATGAAATCGGTGTCGATCTCGTAATCCTTGGCGTCCTCGGGCATCGCGATCTCATACCCGTTCGCGTCCTTGGGAGCGCCGATCGCCTCACGATAGGCCGCGATCTCCTCGGGCGTTGCGCCCTCGCCGGGGATCTTGACCTTGCCGCCCTCGCGAAGCGCCTTCTCGGCATTGCGATAGCTGGCAACAAGCGCGTCGGGATCCTTGACGCCCTTCTTCGCAAGCCACTCCTGATTAGACAGCTCTTGGCCGTCGGCTTTCTCGGCCGAGAAAGCCTTGAGCCACTCGGCGACGCCCTGATCCGAGCCGCCCGATCCGCCCGATCCGTCGCCACCGCCGCCGCC